GCTGCGTCCCTGACTGCGTGCCTGGCTGCGTCCCAGGCTGCGTCCCAGGCTGCGGCCCAGGCTGCGTCCCAGGCTGCGGCCCTGGCTGCGTCCCAGGCTGCGGCCCAGGCTGCGGCCCTGATTGAATCGTTTCCGGTCATCAGATAATCCAGCACCACATCCGGAGGATCTGTGTCACACAGATGGATGACCGACAACGCTTGCATGCGAGCAAAGTAGTACAGGAGTTCGGTCGCATCCATGCGCGCGATGATGGTGCGCTCAGAGCACACTAGCTTGTCGGTGTCCTCGATGATCTTGCCGCCGCATTCGACGTAGCACAAGGTCGCCCCGGGTGCATAGTTCAATGCATCGAAGGGAAGTTTGCTCGCGTGCAGACCGTACTCGCACATCTTGAGTGGGCCATCGAACAGTAGCGTGTAGCCATTTTCATGGATGGGATTGCCATCGCGCAACGTCTTGCCGACGAAGTGCCAGGCTTTCATCTGCCGTTGCCCACTTGAAGCACGGATACTTTGAGCTTGATGCTCAGCCGCGCCATTTCCTGCGTCGGCCCATCGCCGAAGGTCAACTGGTGCAAGTATTCGCCCAGATCATCGGCCGACGTGCACATCGCAATATACTGACACACGCTCAGATCCGAGTTGTCCGGAACCGGCGCCCGTGGTGGGTTTAAAATTCGCGCGGCCATCTCTTCCATCGGGGTCATAACGTTTCCTCTTTCGTCAGTTTGATAATTTGGAGGAATCCTCTTGCACGCTTTGTGTGAGACGTACAAAATGGAATGAGTTTTGTCGATTTTCCCAAGAGATGCGCCTCAAACTGATATTGAAGTTCTGTGGTACATGGGAATTCGAGTAAAAACTTGGCCGATTTATCGCATCGGTTGCATTGAACGTCGCTCATTTCAATCTCCGCTTGACTTTCGACGGATTTATACTAACATGATTCGGATAGTTGTTGTCAAGAACTATTTCGCAGTTTGTTATAAAAGACAGAAATGATGACACTCGAAGAGGCGCGGACCATGGTCAGGGAGATGACGATCGTCCAGCGGATCTCTCTGGCCAAACTGGTCGGCATCAGCAAGTCGTCGCTAGACAAGTTTGCTTACCGGGATATCCAAGCCCCGCGGCTGCACAGTTGGCAGGCGCTGGAGGCGGCACTGACGGGGCTGAAGAAGCTCAACGGCAGGGCGAAGGGATGAGCCTACCCACCCGTGTCACGGCTTTCCTTGATCGCTGGCAGATCCTGTATGCGTTCCTCTGCGGAGCGTCAGTCTACGAACTGGCGGTGCAGTACGATGTTACGGCTGCGCATATCGAAGCCGTGATCCGAGGTGTGATATGACCGGCGTGAAGCAGTCCCGGCGCGAGGCTCAGAAGGGTCTCGCCCACTACGCCTCACTGTCGGGCCGGCCCACGCCGGCGGCGGTGTTCGAGCAGATTGCGCCGGTGCGGAAGAGGAAGCCATCGGCCGGCAAGTCGGAGCACACTATCCAGTGCGAGGTGATCCTGTGGTGGCACTACAACCACGCGAAGTATCGGTTGCCGGAGTTCGCGCTCTATGCGGTGCCCTCAGGGGGCCACAGGAGCCCCGTGACGGGCGCCATGCTGAAGGCTGAGGGTGTGAGGCCGGGCATCCCCGATCTGTTCCTGGCGGTGCCTCGTGGCTCGCTGCACGGCATGGCGATCGAGATGAAACGGCCCGGTGGCGCCGCATCCGATGCCCAGCTCGAGGTGCTCAATTATCTCGAGTCGGTCGGCTACGCTACCCACATCTGCGATTCGCTGGACAAGGCGATCGAAGTCGTCACAACTTACCTGGAGGGCAAGCCATGAGCCAGCCCGATGACCTCGAGCACCGCATCGACATCGCCTGGAAAGCCTACTGGAAGAGCGTCGATAAAGACGGCCTCAAGGGTAGCCACAAAGTCTTCGAGCACCTGCGCAAACTGATCCAGCAGCGCCCCTCGGCTTACGACAGCCACCGAATTGCCGCAGAATTGAAGGCAAAAAAAGTGTAGCATCGCCTTCGCTGGGAAAAGGGCCGGCCGCCCCTGTTCCTGCCGCTTTCAGGATCTACCAGCACCCTTCTTTGTCACCTAAGCGGAGGCACCCATGCCGGATTTGCCCTACAACCCAACGGACCTACCGTGGATTGATGATCCTATCGTGTCTGTGGCATTCAAGCCGATCGATCCGGGACAGTTGCATGCGGCCTATGAGATGGCCGTGGCCGATGCCGCTAAATTGCTTCGCTTGCGTGAAAGAAAAATACCGGCATTCCTCTTAGAACCTCTGTCCGATGGGCTTAGTCGATGCGAGCGGGTTCTGTGGAACATGCATGAAAACTTGCGCATCACCCTTGAGATGGCTGATGAGATACTGGCCGAACATCAGCAATACCTGACCCGGCAGTATTTGCAAGAGGCGCTCCTGCGCAGAATGCTGGGGTCTTAGCTGTGCCCGCCACGGTTGTCGAAATTGCTCTGTGGGGTGCGCTAGGGCTTAAGTGCACGGACAATGGACCGCTGGGCAATCTATCCAACGCTCTAGCCATCCTCGAGAACGATCCCAGCCTCAAAGGCAAGCTCGCTTATGACGAGTTCGCCAATCGCATGCTCGGGCGCATTGATTCTGCAGAGTATCGCGAATGGTCTGACACCGATGATACAGATTTGACGGTTTACATCCAGCGCAAGATCGGCATCTATCGCATGCCGCTTCAAACCGTTGCCGCTGCAGCGCAAAGCATGGCCAAGAAAACACGCCTGAATGCTCCTAAAGCATGGCTCAGCGCACTCAAATGGGATGGCACCGATCGACTGAACTACTTGATGCATGAGGGATTCGGCGTTCCCCAAGACGACTACGCACAATCCGTGGGCCGTTGCTGGATGGTGTCCATGGTCGCCCGGATCTGCCGCCCAGGCTGCAAAGTAGACACCATGCCCGTGCTCGAAGGGCCTCAGGGTGGCCTCAAATCGAGCGCCCTGCGGCTTCTGGCCAGTGACCCATGGTTTTCTGAGTGCCATGAGTCCATCCTCACCAAGGACTTCTGTCAGCACCTGCAGGGCAAGATGATGGTCGAGATCAGTGAACTGAACGCTTTTTCACGGGCCGAAGTGGAGCGCATCAAAGGCGTCATTTCGTGTCAAATCGACCGCTACCGACCTCCCTATGGTCGGCATGCTGGTGATTTCCCGCGGCAGTGCGTGCTTGCCGGCACCACCAACCGCGAGGACTGGAACCGTGACGAGACAGGAGCCCGCCGGTTCTGGCCCGTCCGTTGTACTCATATTGACTTGGATTGGATCCGCAATACCCGAGAGCAGTTGTTTGCCGAGGCTCATACCCAGTTTCACAACGGGGCCATCTGGTGGGATGTTCCAATTACTCGAGCCACCGAAGAACAGGAACAACGGCGAGATCGCGATGCCTGGGAACATCCCATCTCGCGCTGGCTCGAGAGCCGCGAGCTGATCACCATGTCGGATCTGCTCGAGCAATGTCTGCAGATCGAACTGGGGCGTCAAAGTCGCACTGATCAGCTCAGAGCCGCATCGACACTCCGGGACCTGGGATGGAATAGAACGCTCATCCGTGATGGAGACAAAATAACCCGTAAATGGAGGAAGGGTATCAGGGTTACGGACATAGGTAACTGATTTCTCCCTCTAGTAATTACTATTGTAACTCTTGTAACTCTAGTAACTCTAATAACTGAGAGTATATTGCTATAACTTAGAGGTTTCAAAACCGCGTTGTAACTGAGTTACAGCGGTTACAAGCGGTATTTACTGACATCGGGCTTGCAAAAACCACCCGTTGCCAAGTCGTCGGTTTCAGCGTACAAGCCCCTATCTTCGCTGCCAGCAGGTTTGCTGCCCCGCACCATGCGCTTGAGCTTCCTGCAATTTCGCTTCGGCGGCATCGCGCCATTCCTCGTTACGATCCTCGAGTCGTTCCTCTTGCAGGAGGATGGTGGGCACATCTTGCTCGAGGATGGCGTGAGCGCGCTGCTGATCGAACAACAATGAAAATCGATTTCTAGGCCATGCCAGTGGCCATAGGAGGCACGATCGGGGGTGGGATGCTGTTCCTACCCCATGGTCGGTGCGATCGTGGCGCTACGCTCGTCTGCTGCGGTCCTGGAGGCATATGAGCGATAAGAAGATCTCGCAGCTGCCGGCTGTAGTGAGCCTGACGGGTAGCGAGCTCGTGCCGGTGGTGCAGTCGGGTGTGACCATGAGCGCCACCGCTGGGCAAGTCGGAGGCGCCGGTACGGAGCGCTATCACATCACCAAGCAGGGCGGTGTTGTTGCCAACGGTAGCGACCAGGGCGCTGCGATCAATACAGTTCTGGCGGTTCAGCCGATTACGGAATGGATCAATGGTGATGGCGGGGGCAGTTACGGAACCTCTGTTCCGATCAGTTTTCAGTTTAATGGCTACGGAGATCATCGAGGCTACGACACTTGGATTGCTGCGACAGCACCACTCTCTAATTTAGGCTATGGGCCATCGAACAATTCCTACATGGTGGGGATTGTCAATACTCAGAACGGTGGCGGCGGCTATCAGGTGATGAACAGGGGGCTGTACGAAGGATTCAAAATCGATGGTAATAGTCAGGCCGGCCATAACACCTACTTGACGGGGTGGCGCTGGTCGTCGTTAACTACGGGTGGCAGTCCCAATCAATTCCAGAACAGCAACCCTAATCTCGTCGCTCGACGCATTCAGTGCAACAGTTTTTATGTGGGACATGATCTTCAGACCACTCAATATCAGGATCATGAGCAGCATGGAGCAAACAATTGCGGGATAGGTTTTCTGTTACGGCCGTCATCAGTCTTTGGTGGTGGTGTGGATCTGTATGGATGGAGAAAGTTTCTATCGCAGTCGTGCGGAATTAACTACCTCTTTCTTTCGCAGGGACAGTCCGCCAGCGTTCCATCGTTGATGCAACTCAATGATTCATGGTCTCGGTCAGCGGTGATCTGTGATCATGCTTTCTCCAGTGCTCCGTACTCGATCGGCGGTCAGTTTCGTTTGAGTGGAGGATCTGACGAATTCAACTTTCAGATGTATCTTCAGATCAGTGGAAGCACGGTAACGGTTAGCGGATCTGGCAAGACGTTCACAATGGACGCGCCAGGATCAAATCAAACAGAGACGGGAGGGTGCAATAACTGGGCTGGGAACGGCGGTTTCGGCTACGGGATCATCGTTGGAGACAGCGTTTATTTCTCTGGATTCACCGGCGGTGCAGCTGGGATGAACTGGATCCCGTTTACTGTGACGGCGATCTCTGCATCGGCGAGCGGGACGCAAGTGCTGACGGTTTCCGATCCAGGATCGATCATGGTGAATTCAGCCACGACTTCGGGACTGACCGTGTTTGTGGATTCGCGTCAGTATCCGTTCTGGGATGATTTTGCTAACGCGGTCGGTAACGCGACGATCAAGACGTGCAGCAAGTTCGTCGATGCCAATAACACGGTAACTCTCTACAATCTTCAAGACTATTCCGCCGGTCGACGGATCTACGCTCGCCTAGGTGGTCCTCAAGCCAATCTGTACGTTGAGGGTACCGCCGCTTTTTCAGGCAATCCGTACAACGTGCGTGCCGAGGACGCCGATGCGGGATGCTGGCTCGATGAGGCGGTCTATATCGGACCGAATTTCACGTCGATCATTGAAAATTGCAACCAATTCCCGCGCACGGCGTTCGGCTCAGTTTCTGGTCCCGGCTCTGTTGCTGAAAACACTGGGCTGCTCATTATTTCTGGCTATCAAGTAGGCCGCTATGAAGGCAGTTTCCCATCGTCGCTTCACCCCAACTTCAACGCGATCCGTCCTGATTGCACGGGTGGTATTACGGTTGGAACGATCTTCGACAGTGCGACGAATGATTATGTGACGCGGATTTCGTTCCCATCTGGAACAGCAGACACCGCTGTCTCGTCGTTCATTCGTGGCTGGTCCGCTCTATCGAATGCGCCTGGCGGTACCGCGATTGCAAGAGCCATAAACTTCGAGATTTACAACGAGCATGCGTCTCAAGCGTGGCGGATGAGTATCTTTCACGGTGGAAATTCGGGCGTTGCGGCAACCTACAGCAAGGGCTGTTCGGATACTACATCTCCGCCAGGCGCTGTGACGATATGGCCGCAGCGCTGGCAGCGTATTTGCATGATCACCCAATCGACGCTATACGATGTGACAGTGTGCATCGCCAAGTCAGTGGTAACGGCGGCAGGATCACCAGTGTTCCGAATTCGATTCATGTCCAGTGTTGACTCGACGCAAAATGCCGGTCTTCCAATGACCTACAAAGCGATGGAACAGGGCATCTGGAGAATGGCGTCGTGACCGACTACGACATCATCGGTGCCCTGGGGACGGCGACGGTCCCGAGTTTGAACAACGTCGAGACGGATTGCATTGGAACGCAGGCTACGGGCCTGTCGATCGGCGCGCGTCGGGTTAACAACGGCGATGTGCTGCGAGGTACGGCGCAGTTCGTCACCGCTGCCAACGGGAACAATAAGCGGGTCCGGCTGTACTTGAACGGAACGAGCTTTTTCGACCACACGTTCACCGATAGCAACAAGCAGATCAGGGTTTGGTGGGAGATCAACGGACTGTTGCAGAGCACATCGAAGATTTGCGGTGCGTGGTACAGCGATCCGTCTAACTTGGTCTTGGCTGGCGCCGTCGTTTACGTGCAGGACACTGCAATCACGAGCGATATGACGACCGCGATCATCTTCAGGGCTACGATGCTCAGCGCGACGCAGGCGGCGGACGTGATTTGTCAGGCGTTATGGTTTGGACGTGCTAATCGAGGGTATGCATGAGTGTACCGTTTCCATCGCTCAGTTACTCATCTGCGATTGAATACTGGCAGCAGAACCTGGGTATCGTTGGGAACTTCACAAGCTGGGCCGGACAAGTTAATGCGACATCAATCACGGTAATCAACGGCTCTGGTGCTACGGTAGACGGTAGTGGTAATGTCGTTTGCAATGCCACTTTTTTGGAATCAGGAACACTGCCGGCTGCTGCAGTAACGCGCCCCTGGGCCATTGTCATCGGGATGAGCACTTCGGCCAGCATTCTCAATGGGTCGGTAGATCTTCAATTGCAGGTTGCGGGGACAGAAACGATTCACATCAATAGGGGTGTCAACACAGATTTGTTTATTGCCGATTCTGGTGGTGGGGCCGGTTTTAACGAGTACAACGCATATCCGAATCCTACCGTTATCACCTCTAACATCTTTGTCTCGAGCGATGCAGATAGCATTTGGCGGCTTTATCAAAACGGAATCCTGTTGACTCCATCGGCCGCCGGCATCTCTGCCATGGAGGATATTGCTGCGAGTTCTAAAGTGGATTTGAACTTTACATCCACCGGAAGTTACACAGGGCCCGCTGCGACGACGCGGACCTATTCTGGAATCGCCATTATCAAGATCACCGCAACCGGGGCTGGAGTTACAAACTTCATTGCGACTGATCTTCCGCTGTTATCGAATTGGGCGACACAGACAGCCGCCGGGTTTACTCCTGCTTTCAAATCCGGCAACCTGCGCTACATGGGCTACTGGTGAGCGCAGATGGCCTTCACCCGAGCGCAATCGACCAGCACCTTCACGGTGATTGGCAGTACGGCGGTGCTGAACAGCTCCAGTGGTGGCCTGGGCGTGATGACGGTGGGCCATCTGATGTACATCTGTGCAACGGTGAACGTGAGTTCGGTCAGCTCACCCACGTGCAAGGATGAGCAGGGCAACAACTATTTGCTGGTGGGCACCGTGGTCGACGCCAACGACAACGACACGGGCATGCACTTCAAGGGCATCGTGGGCCAGGCGTTAGCTTCTACGATTACTCTTGCCGCGAGCAATTCGGCGAGCACCTGGTCGTGGAAGCCGATGGCGGTGGAGTACGGCGGAGCGAGTGCGAGCCTGGATGGTGCGGGGGCGCATATCGAACAAGCGCTGGCGGCGACCAGTACGGGCAGTGTGAATCTTACCGGCTTGCAGGCGGGTGATCTCATCGTGGGCTCGTTCTTTGACACTGGCTTGGGGCTGGGCACCTACACCGCAGGGGCTGCGTATGCGCAGGTGATCGGAGGGCTGACCAGTGGCGAGCTCGTTGAGGACTTGCTGGCCGGGTCCGGTGCGGGGACCACGGTGGTGGATGCCAGCTTGAGTCATTCATCGATACAGATCGCGATGGCGATCGCATTGCTGCCGGCCGGAGCGAGCAGTGCGCCGTATATCAATCCCTACCCACAGGTGATTGCACAATGAAAATACATCGGTTTGGCGGTGCGCATCCCGGTGAGGAAAATGGACGCGCCAAGCTCACGTTGAAGGATGTAGAGATCATCCGGGCATCTCCTGAGCGCACGGGTGTGCTGGCCAAGCGCTTCAAGGTAAATCCGAATACGATTCTGCGCATTCGCAACGGTACCGGCTGGGCGATGGTCGAGGAACAACGGATTGTGCGCGATGGCAATATCACCATTCATCGCTGCATATGAAGGTCATTATCCTGGGAAGCTTCAGTGATATTGGGCGAGCGCTGATCAAGTTCCTGCAAGAAGACGGGCATCGTGTGTATGGCTGGCACCGGGGCGAAGAGCTGTTGATACCGATGGAACCGGCCTGGGATCTGATCATTTGCGCGATCGGGGCGCTGGGATCGATCGGCAAGTGGGAGGATGCCGATGATGTGCAGTGGTGCGATGCCATGGAGAGCAATCTGCTGCTGCCACTGCGGCTCATCCGGCAGTTGTGGAAGCACAGGAATGCGAACGCGCAGGTGTGCATGCTGGCCGGCTCCAATCCGAACACGATCGAGCTCGGGTACAGCGCCTACAACGTGGCCAAGATGGCGCTATTGAAGGCCGTCGAGCATCTGAATGTGGAGACCGATGTGAAGTGGTATGCATTGGCCCCCGGAATTGTGCTCACTAAGATTCACAAGCCGACGATCGATACGCGCTGGATCAACGAGAGGTTGAGCGAGGCGATGAATGTGGGCGGCACGCCAATGGCGAAAATCTACGAGTGTCTGCGCTGGTGTATGGAGGCTCAGAAAGCAACCATCGGGGGCCGCAACATCTGCGTGTCGGACGATTATCGATCACAGCGGTTCAGTGCTGACACCTGGAAGCTGAGACGGCATGAAGATTTCTGATCTCATCGCGCAATTCATCAAGGAACAGGTGCGCCATGTCTTTGCTGTATCAGGGGGGGCCAATCTGCATCTGCTTGATAGCCTGGATCGTGCTGGAGTGGCGATCATATGCCCGCAGTCGGAGGCCGCTTGCGGTTTTGCCGCTGATGCTTATGCTCGGTTGCACGGCCTGGGCGTTGCTCTGGCTACTTCGGGGCCTGGCGCAACGAACCTGGTGACCGCGATTGCAACTTCGTTCTATGACAGCGTGCCGGTGCTGTACATCGTGGGCCAGCAGACGAGGGTACGGCTCAAAGAGAACATCAACCCGAAACTGCGCCAGTATGGGTTCCAGGAGTGTCCGATGACGCAGATTGCGCGGCCGATCACCAAGTGGGCACACCAGTGCGATCGGGCTGCAGATTTTGATCCTGACTTTGGATCGAGCACGCTGATAACGGCACTGGGTATTGCCCAGCAGCAGCGTCCCGGCCCGGTGCTGCTCGAGATACCCGATGACCTCCAGCGCGCATCTGTTTAACGGCGCACAGCGCCCGCTGATCGTCTTCGGCGGCGGCGTGCAGTGCGCTCGCGAGCTCGCTGTGAAATGGGCGGAGCGGGCGAACGTGCCTGTGGTGCTCACTTGGGGGGCGGCTGATCTGATGCACGATGATCACCGCCTGAATGTGGGACGCTTTGGAACTCATGGGCTACGCCATGCAAACTTTGCGGTACAGACGGCCGATCGTATCGTCACGGTGGGCACACGCCTGGATACGAAGGCTACGGGCTCGCCGGTATCTTCCTTCGCTCCGCGAGCGCGCATCACCATGGTGGACATCGACCCCGAAGAGATCGACAAGTTCGGCAAATTGGGAAGAGCCGTAGAGGGCATCTGCGCTGATGCGCGGGATTTTCTGCAGATCGAGCAGCCGCGCTCAGACACCCAGATGTGGCAGTTGAGGATCGCGATGTGGAGGGCACAGTTCCCGTGTTCGAGCGCAAAACCCTACAAAATCTGTGCGCAGTTGAGCAACATGGTCAAACCCGATGACGTGATCGTGAGCGATACCGGGTGTGTGCTGGGCTGGATGATGCAGGCGTTCAAGTTCCGCGGGCAACGTTTCATCCACGCCTGGAACAACACCCCGATGGGCTATGGCTTGCCGGCGGCGATCGGGGCTCATCTGGCGACCGGCAAGAAGGTCTGGTGCATCACCGGGGATGGCGGCTTGTCGGTGCACACCCCGGAGTTGGCCACGATTGTGAAGCACCAATGGCCGATCACGGTGGTGCTATTCAACAACAAGGGCCATGCCATGTGTCGTCAGACGCAGCGTCAGTGGCTCGATGGCCGTTATGTGGCCACTGATGAGGATTTCTTGTCGATGGCTGATTTCAGCCGGGTGGCGCGCAGCTACGCTTACGAAGCGCTGCTCGAGCTTCACATCGATCCGGATGAGGGCATCGAGCCCCAGGTGCGCTTCGGGGCGGGGCTGGAGGATGGCGACCCGCGGCTGGATCCAGAAGAGTTAAAGGCGGCGCTGAGTGTCTAGGGAGCGCGCTCAGGCCTGGCTGTGCGAGCAGATCGGCATTCGTTTTCCCTACACCAGCATGGGCAAGGTCGACAGTCTCGATCTTTTCGGCCCGAACGAATTGATCATCTTCGCGCTGTACCAGCACAACCGGCATCGCTACAAGCGGGTGCTCGATATCGGTGCGAACCTCGGTCTGCACAGCATGCTGATGGCCAAACTCGGCTGGCAGGTGAAGGCCTTCGAGCCCGATCCGTCGATTTTCTCGATCATGGACTGTGATCTGAAGAAGAATGGCGCCACTCACATCGAGCGTTACCGGGCGGCGGTGAGCGATCGCGAGGGCATGGCTCCTTTCGTGCGGGTGGTCGACAACATGACCGGATCGTACCTGGAGGGTTCCAAGACCGGCTATGGGCCGCTGATGAACCTCACGGTACCCTGTGTGGACTGCCGGCCGCTGTTTCACTGGGCCGACTTCGCCAAGCTTGATGTCGAGGGCCACGAAGACGTGCTGTTGCGTTGCGTTACCGCGGAGCACCTGGAGCACCTGGATCTGCTGTGCGAGCTGCGGGGGATGACCACCGCGGTGAGCGTGCTGGATCACTTTGAGCGCCTGGGGGCGCTGGTGTATACCCAGAAGAACGACTGGCAGCCGGCGACGAAACTCGAGCACATGCCGATCCGGCACCAAGAGGGCAGCGTGTTTATTTCACGCCGCGGGCCGCCATTCCCGCTGAACCATCAGAAATCCGGGGTTTTGGACCGCGCCGAGCCGACTTTCTGATGTCAGCCTCTTGACATTTACACTTCGTAATCCCTTAAATAGCAAGGGTTTCTTTCGATCGAGGAGCATGTCCCATGAAACGCAGTCCCAAGCCGAAGACAACCACGCAAGCGCCCTCCACACAGGGCAGTTCGGCCAAGATCAATTACGCCACCGGATCGGGCTCGCGGCCCACTGGTGGGCACTTCAAAATCGAGACCACCGCGCCGGCCTCACCGCAGAAGATTCGCTCGTGAGCATCAAGCGGGTGACCGAAGCCAAACCCAATCAGCAGAGCCTGGGGGCGGATTTGAAGGATGTGGCCTACGGCGGTGGCTCGAGCTACATGCCTCGGCGCAGCAATGGCCGGGCGGGTGATTCGGCGGCCACACCGCAGGCGCGCATCATGAAGCGCGGCAGCGGCAAGCTGCATGGCAGTTATCCGGCCAGTCCGCAGCGGATCCGGGGACGCTGACGATTGCCCACTCAATATTTTCAGAAGGGCCAATCGGGCAATCCTGAGGGTCGGCGTGCCGAAACGCGAGTACAGATTTTCAAGAAAGAATTGATCGATGCTTGCGAGAAGGAAGATTACGCACGTGTACGAGAAGGGATCGACAAACTGTTGACGTTTGCGGCGAAGGGTCAGTCATGGGCCATTCACATGATTGCCGATCGTCTGGACGGAAAGCCTGCACAGATCGTCGTGACTGAGGACGAACAAGGTAACCGCGTACCGTTCCGAGGAATCATCGAACTTGTCCGACCCCATCACAGCGAAGTGGAAGTTCCCGGAGATCCTGGAAATCCTGTTTGAGCCGCACCGTTACAAGGTGCTCTATGGCGGGCGGGGGGCGGCGAAATCCTGGGGGGTGGCCCGGGCGCTGCTGATCGCCGGCTGGCAGAAACCGTTGCGAATCCTGTGCGGGCGCGAGCTCCAGCACTCGATCAAGGACAGCGTGCACAAGCTGCTCAGCGACCAGGTCGTGGAACTGGGACTGGAGGAGTTCTACCAGATCCAGAACGCCAATATCCGCGGCATCAACGGCACTGAGATCGGCTTTGAGGGCTTGCGCCACAACGTGGCCAAGATCAAGAGCTACGAGGGTGTCGACATCGTCTGGGTGGAAGAGGCCCAGATGGTGAGCAAGGCCAGCTGGGAGACGCTGATCCCGACCATCCGCCGGCCCGCAAGCGAGATCTGGATCACGTTCAACCCGGAACTGGATACCGATGAGACCTACAAGCGCTGGGTACGCAATCCACCACCGAAGGCGGTGGTGCGCAAGGTCTCCTGGCGCGACAACCCGTGGTTTCCCGATGTGCTGCGCGATGAGATGCTGCTGCTGGAATCTCGCGATCCGGATGCGTATCTGAACATCTGGGAGGGCGAGTGCCGGGTTACGCTCGAAGGTGCGATCTATGCCAACGAATTACGTGCTGCAACGACCGACGGCCGCATCGGCAAAGTGCCCTACGACGAGCGCGTGCCGGTGCACACCTTCTGGGACCTGGGATTTTCCGATTGCACCTCGATCTGGTTTGCGCAGAAAGTCGGATTTGAATATCACCTCATTGATTTCTACCAGAACCGGCTGCAGAAGCTGCCCCACTACCTGAAGGTGCTGCAGGACCGGCCGTACGTGTATGGGACCGATTATCTCCCTCACGATGCCGAGCATGAGTCGCTGGCCGCCCCCTCCATTTCCCGGCAGATGAAACTGGTGGGCCGCAAGGTGGTGACCCTGGAACGTATCCCCAAGGTGGCGCTGGGCATCAATGCGGTGCGCACGCTATTCAATCGCTTCTACATCGATGACACCAAGTGCCAGGACGGTCTGCAGGCGCTGCGACATTATCGGTTTGCCATCGATGAGCACGGGCAGTGGTCGCGCGATCCCGATCACGATGAGAACTCACACGCTGCCGATGCGCTGCGCACCCTAGGTGAATCGATCGGCCAGCAGACCACCAAGCCTGAAACCCCGCGGGTGCAGATCGTGCAGTACGAGCGCGAGACCGCTGGCACGCAGTGGATGGGCTCATGAATAGCGTCACCGTTCGTTTCCACGAGCACGAGCGCTACGACATCACCACCGATGAGCGCCTGATCATCTTCATTGCTACCACTGACCTCGGTAGCTACTTCATGGAGGTCGCTGATAACGGGGCCCATTCAATCCGCGAGGCACGCAAAGAATTCAAGGATGCCGCGATCAATCTGATTGAATCCGGTGAACCGCCGTGCGAGCTCACTCTGCAAATGGTGCACTAGATGCCGCCGGTTCCCGACACCACCACCGATCGTGCACCGACTCCCAAAGAGCACGAGGAGGCCGGCGGGAACGAATCCGACAAGTCGCGCGAAGACAAAGACGAAGAGTTCCTGAGAATTGCGCGCAAGCGCTTTGATCGGGTGCAGTCGGCCGAAGGCAACATGCGCCGCCGGGCGGTGGAGGATCTGAAATTCAAGCAGGGCGATCAGTGGCCCGAATCGATCAAGGCCGATCGCACGATGGACAAGCGCCCCTGCTTGACCGTTAACAAGATGAAGACCTTTGTGCACCAGATCACCAATGATCAGCGCCAGAACCGGCCGCAGATCAGCGTGAATCCGGTGGGAGATCGCTCCGATCCGCAGACCGCCAAGATGTTGAAGGGCCTCATTCGGCAAATCGAGCGGCAGAGCAATGCGGATATCGCTTACGACACCGGTTTTGATAGTGCAGTGTCCTGCGGATGGGGATACTGGCGAGTGCTCACCGATTACGAAGATGAAGACAGCTTTGATCAGGTCATCAAGATCCAGCGCATCCGCAACCCGTTTCGGGTGTATCTGGATCCAGATCATCAGGAGCCCGACGGCAGCGATGCCAAGTGGGGATTCATCTCCGATTTGATTCCTCGGCATGAGTTCGAACAGATGTACCCCGATGTGAAGCCCATTGCGTGGGACCAGGGGGCGACCGGGGATGAGTTCAGGAACTGGGCTTCCGAGACTCACGTGCGCATTGCCGAGTACTTTTACTACAAGCACGAAGAACGCAAGCTCGTGAAACTGGCCAACGGCCACGAAGGATGGGAGGACGAGCTGGCCGAAGAAGTGAAGGGCCGGTTAGACGATGAGGACTTCGTGGTTGATCGCAGATCGGTGCAAACGAAGAAGCTGTACTGGGCGAAGATCAGCGCGCACGATGTGCTGGAAGAAGAAGACTGGCCGGGCAAGTGGATCCCGATCGTCAAGGTGATCGGGGATGAGACCGAGGTCGAGGGGAAGGTGGACCTGGCCGGGCTTATCCGGGACGCAAAAGACCCGCAGCGCATGTACAACTACTGGGTGACGGCGGAAACCGAGCAGATTGCGTTGATGCCCAAGGCCCCCTTCATCATGGAAGAGGGGCAGGTGGAGGGCCATGAACAGCGCTGGAAGCAGGCCAACCAGAAGAACTATCCGTATCTGCTCTACAAGGGAGTGAACCTTGCCGGCAAGCCCGCACCGCCCCCGCAGCGACAGCAGTTTGCAGGTCCCCCTGCCGGAGTCGTCCAAGCCAAGATATCGGCTGCGCAAGACATTCAAGCGGTCACCGGAATCCGATTCGACGCAACGATGCAGGAACGAACTTACGACGAGTCCGGAAAGGCACTTCGAGAACTCAAGCATACTGGGGATCTTGGAAATTTCCACTACGTTGACAACCTTGCGCGATCACTACGACACACTGGCCGCATCCTCATCGAGCTCATCCCCAAGATATATAACTCACCAAGAGTTCTCACGATTCTTAGAGATGATGATAGCGAGGATCGAGTGCGTATTGACCCGACTCTGCCGACCGCACACGGAGAGCGGCAAGGCGTCGACGGCAAGACCCAGAAGCTCTACAACCCCAAACTCGGACGCTACGACGTCGCAATCACGATCGGGCCCAGTTACGCCACCAAGCGCGCCGAGGCCGGCGAGCAGATGATCGCGTTCCTGAAAGCGGTCCCGAACGTCGCCCCGATGGTGATGGATCTCATTGCCAAGAACATGGACTGGCCCGAGGCCGATCAGATTTACGCGCGTCTGGCCGCACAGCTGCCGCCGGCGATGAATGCGCCGAACATGAAGGATGTGGATCCGAAGATCAAGGCGATGATTCTGTCGATCCAGCAGGAGAACCAGCATCTGAAGCAGGAGAACCAGCAGGCTAAGGCGATGCTCGGGGATAAAGAGGCCGACCGGCAGATCGCGCGTGACCAGATCGCGATGCAGGGCCGCAAGGGCGAGCATGATTTTGAGGCAAAGCTATCGAACATCGCCATGCAGATGGAAACCAAGATGGCTGCGGTGGCGCAGAAGATGCAGGACTCGCAAGCCTCCTCGTTTCACAACGCGATGAAGATGCTCACCGAAGAGGTGAAGCACATGGAAGAGCGCTTCGATAAGCAGCAGGTGAGCAACAACTACATGGACATGGGACCGATCGGCAAACTCGCCAATGTGCTCGAGGAGCAGGGCGGGCAGGAGAGCGAGATCGAATTCAAGTTTAACGAGCAGGGCCGGCCGATCGGGGCACGGCGCAAACCCGTTCCGAAAAAACCCGCAGCGAAGATGCAATGATCGCACTCGATTACATGATGCCGAAGAATCACGCGCCTGCGGAGACCGAGAACTATGTGGCCTCCCCGCCCGCGTTGTTCATCCGCAGCGATGATTCGCGCAATGTCTTCGCACTGGGCATGCAGGAGTTCACGCATCACAGCAGGGGCATCAAGGGCTTGTTCCACTACAACGTGTTGCGTAATGGATACGAAACCGGTGAGTGGGCAAGTCGGATCGAGAAGCGCGGTGGGCGTGTTTCAATCCACACCCCCGATGGTACGAAACGATGGACCGGCAAGGTCTTCATCTAGGAGAACAAAGTGGCAAGACAGTACACCGCAGTGATGACGAATGTGACGGTCACCTCCACCAACACCTGGGTGGCGATCAGCAGTCCCAGCCCCAGTCCGGCGATCGAGCTATTGCGCGCTTGGGCGAGTCAGCACGCCAATGCGACCAGTGCGCAGCAGGAGATCCGCCTGGTGACGCAGTTCAATGGGGCGGCGGCTAATCAGGTGGTGGGGACCTCCGCCACGCTGGGTGTGCCGGTGGCCTCGGATCCGGCGAGCAAACTCACCGCGAGTACGGTGTGCGGAGCCGGTGCGGCAACGGTGAACTGCACCAGCGACGGGAACGGTGTGAAGTCAACTTTGTACCCGGACAATTTCAATGTGCTCAATGGCTGGCTGTGGGTGCCAACACCGAACGAGACGCACATTTTGTCGGCCCTGGCATCGAGTGTGAGCTACGGCGTGTTTGCTGCTGCTACGCCCGGGACGACTTCGAACTGGTCAGCCGGCTTGAGCTACCACGAAATTGGCTGACAGGTGAATGTCAGGATGGTTCTATCCCCCACCGCCACCGTTTATCGGTGGGCGACAGCCCTACGAGCCGCGCAAGCGCAAGATTTTTGGGATGTCGGTGGATGCTCCACCGGTGGTGGGGCCGATGCCCCGGGCGGTGCTGAACAGTATAGGTTCCACATGGAACATCCCGCCACCGGTTCCGCAACAGCGCCGGCCCAGCCAGATCATCAGTCGCGACGCGCCGCCAAGATATTCTGTCGCTCCGCAGGTCCTGACTCGAGGCAGCTGGACTCGAGATCCGTTATTGCAGTACGGGATTGCGCCTACTCCCCAGATTCCGGAAGTCGATCCACCGCCGCTCTATTCGATTGCCACGCTGGCGGAGATCCGAGCGCTGTGGAACCCGCCGGATCCGCCCCCGCAGCAACGGCTGCCCGCGCAACTGGTCAGCGTCGATGCGCCGCCGACCTACAGCATTGCGGTGCAGATGGCCGTTCGTCAGAACTGGCTGTCGCCGCCCTGGGGGGCTCAAGGAGCGCCCAATACTCGGATTTCGAGCGTCGACCGGCCTCCGCCCGCTTCCGCGGTGCGCACATATTGGCCCGATCCGGTGCGGCCGGCGCAAGCCTATTCGCATGTTGCGGCGTTCATTCCGGCGGCGGCGGCCGGCTCCCAGCCGCCCCCGTATTCGATCGCCGCTCAGGTTGCGGTGCAACGAGCTTGGACGCGCGATATCACGTTGCTGGCCGGGATCTCCGCCAGCCCGCCGATCCCCGAGGTGGACCAGCCACCGCCCTACTCGGTAGCGATCCAGAGCGCGATCCAAGAGAGTTGGTTGCCTCTGCCTTGGGGAGCCCAGCAGGCCCCGATCACGCCCTCGAGCGCAGTGGTGGTCTCACAGCCCCCGCGGTACTCGATCGCCACCCTGAGTGCGATCCGGGCCCTGTGGGACGAGGGATGGACGCTCGCGCTGGAAGTCCCGCCCAACAATGCGCCGCGGGTCGATCAGCCCCCGCCGTACTCCATTGCGGCGCAAAGTGCTATTGCACGGCAGTGGAGCCGCGATCCGGTGCTGCAGTACGGCATTGGACCCAGCCCACCGATTCCCCAGGTGGATCAGCCTCCGATTGGCAACGAGCCGGCGCAAGCGGCGCTTATCGGGATCCAGATCGGCTGGCTGCCGGCTCCGCAGCCGCAGACCATTCTGCCGGTCTTCCCGCCTCCTGGTCCGCCACCCGCGCCGCCTCCGGCGGCCCCATCGGTTACACCGTACGGGCCGGCGTTGTGGTGGCGCGACCGGGAGTCGCGTCAGATCATCCGCGAAGAGGCCGAACGGGCCAAGCGGATCCGATTCGGCATTCTGGCCAAAACCGAAGAAAAGCAGGTCGAAAAGGCGCTCGAGGAGTCTGTTCAGGCCATCCGGACGCTTCCTACAGCACATACGTTCAAGCCCGATCACAAGCTCGATCTGGCCGAGCAGACCTACATCCGGCTGATCGAACGCGAACTCTCGGACGACTTGCGCGAGGGATTCAGTGCGGTGGAACTGTGGCGGGCCGAGATCCGCCACAAGGTGATGCAGGAAGAGGATGACGACATGATGCTGATTCTCATGAGTATTTACATCGGTTGAGCGATGAGAACATTCAACCTTAGTAGTCAGACTTCTGATCCTGTGGTGGAAATAGTCATTGTGTTCACAGTAGCAGATGATTTTTCTAAAGCAAATGAAGATCGAATGCTGAGGAATTTGATGGAGACATACAGTCTTCATCCAGCTCTCACAAGCATCAATACCATTTGCAAAGAATTGCTGCTCAAGTACGAAGGGTGAATAGATGGAAATCGTAAAGCCGATTGTTCTGGATATCCTGGACACGAAGAATCCCGCTTTGTCTGCTACGAGCGATATGCCCATTGTGGAGACAAAGCCGGATGCTTCCAACGAGGGCAAGCCGCCCTCCCAAGAAACACCCGAGACGGCCGCGCCCCCAGATGGTGAGGGCACAACAACCTCGGAATCGGCGACCGAGCATACGGAAGAGACTCCCGGCGAAGCGGACGCGCGAAAGCCTGCGCGTGGCGTTCAGAAGAAGTTAGACGAACTGGTTCGATTACGCGAAGAGCAACGAGCACGCGCCGAAGCGGCCGAGCGACGACTGGACATGCTGTTGTCCCAGCAGGTCAAGCCGAAACCGGCCGAAGTCCAAGATGACACTGAGGAATCCCCCGCCAAACCCACCCGTGGTGCGTTCAACGATCCGGATCTGTACGAGGCCGCCCTTGTCGATTATTCCGACAAGAAAGCGTCCTGGTCGGCTCGGCGCGAAGTGAGGCAAGCGATTGCTGAGCAGATGCGCAAGGTTCAAGAGAACGCACAAGCCGAAGCACAGCAGCAAATGCAGTTGGCCTACAGAGCGAAGGTCGATAAAGCCATCACGAAGTACCCGGACTACCACGAGGTGGCCGAGTCTCCCGATGTGCAGATATCGATCCCGATGGCCTCTGCGATTGTGCGCTCCGAGCACGGTCCGGATGTGGCGTATTTTCTCGGCAGTCACCCTGATGAGGCCGCGCGCATCAATGCCCTTCTCCCGGAATTGCAGCTGGTCGAATTCGGAATGATTGTGGCAAAACTCGCCAATCCTCCCAAACCGCCGATCACGCCCGCGCCCAAGCCGATCAAACCGATTGCAGCATCCGCCACCTCTTCCAGTGGAGAGTCCGACGAGGAACCCGATATGGAGTCCTACGCCGAGCGCCGCCGGAAGTCGTTGATGGATGAGCAGCAGCGGCACGTTCAGCGCACGCGCCACTAGGAGTTCATTGAATGTCGTCGCAAACCCTGCTTACTCCAACGATCATCACCAAAGAATCGCTGGTGATTCTGGAGAACAACCTGGTTGCGGCCAATCGAGTCAACAGGAAGTTCGAGAACCAATTCGTCAAGATTGGGAACTCACTCACGATTCGTAAGCCCAACAAGTTCACGGTTGCTTCTGGTGCGGGCCTGCAGGTTCAGGATATTTCCGAGCCCTCAGTCTCGATCACCATCAATCTGCAAAAGCACGTCGATTTCCAGTTCACCTCCCAGGATCTCACGCTCACGATCGAAGAGTTTTCCGAGCGTTACTTGAAGCCCGGGATGGCCAGTCTCGCCAATCAGGTGGACTTCGACGTTCTGCAGAACTTCTCCGGCATCTCCAACTTGGTCGGCACTCCGGGGACCACGCCGAGCACATTCTCTACCAGCATCCAACTGGTGGGCCGGCGCCACGATGACAACGCCGCCCCTCAGGACAACCGGACGCTGTGCCTGAACCCCAATGCGTACTGGTCTCTGGCCAATAGCCTGTCCACGTTCTTCGTCATGCCTACCGCCAAGGAAGCTCTGGTGAAAGGGTATCTCGCGACCGTGGGCAACTACGAAGTCTATATGGACCAGAACATCCCATCGCTCACCAGTGCCTCGCACAACACCAGCATTGCGATGGTGATCACCAGCGCCACCTTTACCGGCGCCTCCACCACCATGTTCGGCGGTACGGCGACCGAATCCATTCTGGCCGGTGAAGTGTTCACAGTGGCGAACGTGTTCAACGTGAACCCGCAGAACCGGCAGTCCACCGGCGTGCTGAAGAACTTCGTGGTCACCGCCTCCACCACGCCAACGAGCTCCACCTGGACGGTGCTCTTCTCACCCTCGATCGCGACCTCGGGCCCGTACCAGAACGTCTCAGGCCCATTGCAGGTCGCATCCAGCGTGGTCTGGCTCACCGGCACCACCGCGGCGACCAACCCGACCAATCTCGCCTGGACCCGCGATGCCTTCGGCCTGGTGATGGTGCCCCTGGAAATCCCGCAGGGCGTGGACTTCGCAGCTCGCGAGACCTATCGCAATGTATCCATGCGGGTAGTAAGGGCTTTCGACATCAACAATGACGTCTTTCCGACACGAGTGGATATTCTTTATGGAACAACTGTTTACTACGACGAATTGGCGGTGAGACTGGCAGGTTGATATTTATTTCCAACTAAGCCAGAATGTCTCTCCTTCAACTGGAGGTGAGACATGGAAACGAAGCAGTGTGGTACCTGCAAGCAAACGTTGCCGATGGAATTGTTCTATTTTTTAAGGGCAGCGCGGCCGACGTTTTCGGCGAGATATAGCACCGAGTGCAAGGAGTGCAAGAAGACGAGAAGTGGGAAGCACTACGACGAGAACGTCATTCGTGCACGGGCAGCAGTGAAGCGCTGGTTCGATACGAGTGGGAGGTTCAGAAAGTATGGACTCTCTCTTGAAGGGTACAACGCAATGCTTGCTGCACAAGGTGGCGTCTGTGCTTTATGTAAGACAGACAAACCTGGTGGCAAAGGCAAATGGCACATTGATCATGTTGGCGGAAGTGATAAGAGGGTATTCATTCAATGCAAGGCCGACAGTGTCCGCGGTATTTTGTGCCACAACTGCAATGTTTCGTTGGGTCATTATGAGAAACTCATCGCGAGAGTCGGGGAAGAGATGGTTGTCTCTTACCTGAAAGGACACAAGGAGTAGTACATGGCGACCACCAGTAAAGCACCGCGGCAACTATCCGATCAGAATTCGCAGGGAACATCGATGGGCGCATCCACGACGGATCTGATCGGGTTCTACGGGACCTCGACGACGGCCAAACCGGGCAGTGTGACGATGACCGGCAGCAGCTTTGCTTCGTTGTCGATGAGCTCCGGAGCGTTGGCGAGCACGATTGCAATTGCGCTCAACAACCTGGGATTGATCAGTTGCACTTCGGTGGCGGCCTGATGCCCCGAAAGGAGTGATCTCACATGGCGACCACCAGTAAAGCACCGCGGCAACTATCCGATCAGAATTCGCAGGGAACATCGATGGGCGCATCCACGACGGATCTGATCGGGTTCTACGGGGTGACCGCAGTGGCAAAGAGCGGCGTAGCGTTTGCGACGCTCTCCAGCAGTACCGGGCCGTTGATCAGCAGCATTGCCATTGCGTTGAATGCGCTGGGGTTGATCAATTGCACGAGCGTTGCGGGGTGATATTCCCGATCAACTGGCCGGCGCTGGATGCTCGCTCGCAACTGAAGGTCTTGGGCGGGTATCTGGCGCAAGCCGGTAGCGATGTTGAACTGGTTAGACTAAAGGGTCTCATTGACCATGCATATCGATCCGCTTTCCGATGTGGTGCTGATTCGCCGGCAGGTGCTGGACAAGAAAGGGATGATTCACATCCCGATCAGCTCGCCTGATTTTCAGGAGGATATCGGGACGGTGTACGCCGCCGGCCCGGATTCATCGCTGAAATCCGGCGATCTGGTGCTCTTCAGCACGCACGGGCACCAGATCACCACGGTGGATGGCGAGGAGATCATCGTCACCCGTCACAACTCCATCATAGGACGCATCAATGGCTCGCGTTAGCATCTGCACGCAAGTGCTGAACATGTCCGATCATCTGGAGAAGATGATTGCCAGTGTCGTGGCGCAGAGCTTCACCGACTGGGAACTGATCATTGTCGATGATGGATCGACCGAGGACATTCAGAAGGTGGTGGATGGCTTTAACGATGCGCGGATCCAGTTGCATCGGTTCGAGGAGAACCGCGGCATCCCGTATGGATTCAACTGGGCCTTCGAGCATGCCACCGGAGAATTTCTGCAGCCGCTGTCGGCCGATGAATTCATCGATGAGCACAAGCTGGGTCAGCAGGTGGCGTACCTGGATAACGCGCCGGAGATCGGCTGCGTGTGGGGCATGCCGGGCAAAGGACCGATGGGTGAGCGGCCCTCCAGTGAACAGTACCTGATGCATGCGGCCAACCGCTCGCGCGAGTCGTGGGTGAAGACCTTGCTCACCATGGACAACATTCCCATCGGCGGGGCCTCGATGCTGATGCGCTGGGACTGCTACCACCAGATCGGGGGCTTTGATCCGGAGTTCTTTCACTGTTCGGACCTCGAATGGTTCGTGCGGTTCTTCAAGAAGTTTCAAGGCGCGGTGCTGCCTTTCCGCTGGGCCGATGCTGACCATCCCGAGACGCGGCTCACCGCACCCTCGGCAGAGAACGCAGTGAAATTTCAGGACGACGTGAAGCGGTTGTCCGCCAAGCACAAGGTGGTGTTTCCGCCGATGGGGGAAGTAACGATCGGCATCCCGGTCTACAACATGGCCTGGTGCGTGGAAGAAGCGATTCAGTCGGCGATGAAGCAAACCGTGCCCTGCAAGATCATGGTGCTGGATGACGGATCCACCGATGATACCGCCGAGGTGGTCGCCAAGTACCCGCAGGTGCAGTGGCTGCAGTTCGATGAGAACCGCGGCGTGCAGGAAGCGCACAACCAGATGCTGGCCCGCTGTGACACCGAATTCTATGTGACGCTCGCCGCGGACGATTTGCTCGAACCCACCTTCGTCGCGCGCTGCCTGGAGCAATACAAGCTCAATCTTTTCACCGAGATGGTGGCCTCACAGACCGACTTCATCGACGAGCAGGGCGTGCCGGTGCCCAAGGGTACGCATCACCTGCAGAAGATCGAGCCGGCGGTCAACAAGACGCGGCAGAAGTGGCTGGAGCGCCTGTACTATGGAAACGTGTACTTCGGTGCTGGGATGTACCGCACCTCGGCCGTTCGAGATGTGGGTGGATGGAACAAAGACGATTGGGTGCTGTGCGATTACGATCTGTACCTGCGTCTTTTACATCGCGAGAACATCGTCATTGTCGAAGAACCGCTCACCCACACACGCATCCACAAGGGCAACTATTCGACCAACATCGATGGGCACCGCCTGTTGATGACCTATTCGGAGATCAAAAAACGCTACTACAACCGCAAGATGCGGGTGATCATTGCGACCGCCTACTACGAGATGAAGGGCTGGAGCCCTTACATCATGTCGCTGGTGGCGACCACACGCATGCTCACCATCATGGGGATCGAGTGGGAGTATTACGAGCTCTCCGGGGATAGCTACGTCGAGCGGGCGAAGAACACGCTGTGCGCTCGGTTCCTCGAGGATTCCATGGCCACCGATCTCTTCATGATCGATTCCGACATGCAGTGGAATCCGGAGAGTTTTTTGAAGATGCTCTACATCCCCGAGGAAATCGTGGTGGCGAGTTACCCACAGAAAAATAAGTGGGATGCCTGGACGAGCATTCCTCAGTGGGTGAAAAAGCCCGGTGAAGAGGACAACGGCAATCTGTACACGATCTACAAGCCGCTTCCGGATGGAACCTCCATCATCAAGAGCCAGTACCTCGCCGGTGGGTTCATGCGCATCAAGCGCACAGCGCTGGAGAGTTTCAGGACGAAGTATCCGGAGCACAGTTACAAGGACCCGGCGGCGGATCCTTCAGCGCCGGATCGTCTGTACACCGAATTCTTTGCCTGTCAGACGCAAGACCATCTTCGCTGGGGCGAGGATCGGGTATTTGGCAAGCGCATGCAGGAACTGGGCATCGAGCCCTGGATCTATCCCAATGTGGATGTGAGTCACTTCGGGGTGAAGGGCTGGAGCGGGAACTTTGATACCTACTTACGATCACTGAGTGCCGACCATGGCGAACAGCGCGAACGATCTGATTCGGCGAGCCATGCGCTCGCTCCAGGCCCTCGGGGGCACTGAAGTACCGTCAGCCTCCGAGGCGAACGATGCTCTTGAAGCGCTCAACTCGCTGCTGGACTCCTGGACAGCGGGCGAGGGCCTGGTGGCCTATGAAGTTCTGGAGCAGAATTTCACGCTCGTCCCCGGGCAGCAATCCTATACGGTGGGGGTTGGCGGGCAGGTCAATGTCGCGCGTCCCAACGACATCATCGAAGCCTACATCCAGGACGGTGGGGCGAACAATTTCCTGCTGAACATCCGCACTCGCGATCGCTGGAACATTATCGGCAATCGCGGCCCGACGGTCACATCACAGATCCCCACCGATCTGTTCTACGATCCCCAGTACCCGCTGGGGGTGATGAACTTCTTTCCCACCCCGCTCGTAGCCTATAAGTGCTATTTCGATAGTCAGCTGCAGCAGGTGATCTTTGCGGGTCTCGCGACCAATCTCTCAATGCCGCCGGGATACGAACGAGCGTTCGTGTTCAATCTGGCGGTGGAAATCTCCAGCATGTTCGGCATTCCGATCCCGCCGATGGCTCCGGGACAGAAGAACATCGCTGAGATCGCGAAGGAGGCGCTTGCGAACGCCAAGCGGCGCAACATCAAGGAGAACATCTCGGATGTGGACCCGGCCATCGTGAGCCGATCGTACGCGACTTACAACATTTTCCAAGATCGGCCAGGGGGCGGTGGCAGCTGATGGCCCGCGTTCAACTCTTCGGTCTTGGGACCAAATCAGAATCGCCGGCGGTCACTGCGCAGCGGCGGATCAACTTCTATGTCGAGCAGCGTAAGGAAGCCGATCGCACCGCATTCGCGCTGGTAGGGCGTGCTGGGCTCACCATCTTCGTGAATTCGTTTGGCCTGAATCCATCGAGGGGCATGTGGGCGGTGAACACATTGCCCCTGCCGCTCGTCTTCAGCGTACACAACAACGTGCTGTACTCGATCAACAATGCGGGGGTGACCAGTGTGATCGGCACCATTGGCACGGTGATTGGCGATGTGAGCATGGTCGATGACGGGCGAAACTTGATGCTCGTGGATGGCCAGAGCGGCTACTACTACAACCTGATCGCGCCGGCCGGCTTGCACCTCATCACTGATGGCAACTTCACCACCAGTCCCAGCACGGTGACTTGGCAGGATACCTACTTCATCGTCACCAGCAACATGACGAACCAATTTCAGCTGTCCAAGAATTCCGATCCGACGACCTGGCCGGCGGTGCAGATCAACTTTACCGGCTCGGCGCCGGGCAACATCCGCGCCGGCATTGCTGATCATTCGGTGCTGATGCTCTACGGGGATGTGTCCACCGAGTTCTGGCAGGACACTGGGAGCCCTGATTTTCCCTATGCTGTCATCCCCGGATCCTCGCAGGAAT